CAATAATGGCAAGGTAACCCTCAATAGCCTCTACTGTATCTGATGAAACAATCTGAGAAACCCCTTGAGGTGTCAGATGAAACTGCGGAATCATACCGTATTCGTAGGTAGCCTTCTGCCTTTCTCGTGCAAGGTCAGAACTATTTAAGAAATCACCAACAGAGTTCATTACACCCTGTTCAATCATGGCAAGGAGCTCTTCGTCTCCTACTACTTCTTTAAACCTGTCAGTAAATCTGACTACATTATTAGTTGTTCCCATTGTTAGCCTTTCTTTCAATCAATCAAGCCAACAATGGCTATATATTAGTGTAACTACTTCTTCCACCATGAGTTACCAACAGTTGACACAAGGGAAATTTATTTCTATTAGGTACCGACTAAAATAGAAGGAACTCCGACTAAAATAACTTAGTTTGTTCACCACGAATAGGGAAATTTTTGGGAATTTTCTCACCAATCTTTTCTTGTGGGTTAACTAGTTTATTTTCTGGTCGGGTTTTGACCAAACCTTGAAGTTGTTTCCGTTCTTCGGGGGTCATTTTTGTATTAATCATTTATTTCTTACCATTTAACTTTGTTAGCCCAATAAGCAGCTGACAACGGCCCCCGGGCAATGTCGTCTGCCATTCGAGCTTTAAAAGCGTCACTTCGTTTTGAACCATCAGGGCTACCTTCAGTTCCTTGTTGACCAAATCTGATAGTCTTAATAGTATCACCACTTTTAGCAACAACAATATGACTCTTGGTGGGATGGTCGGGTGTCTTTTTAGGTTTATTAAACCCGGATACACCAGCTCTCTCTAGTCTTGAATCTTTTTCCATTATTTTTTCGCAGTCTTAGCAGAATCTTTGAAGGCTTTGTCAGTGGGTGCGCCTTTAGTACCCGGTTTTCTCATTTTTTCTTTGGAACCTTCTTCAATACGTTTTTTCTTGGCATGAATGTTATCATACAACCCCGGTTTATTAGCCATAGTATTTCCTTTACAACCACTTTGTTTCTATTTGTTGAAATGAACCCATCTTTTGTGAGAAAGGTACACTGTTTGTTGTTAATCTGTCGCCATGTGTCCTGATAACTTCAAGAACAATGGCTAGAGCTATCACTGTATCATCATTATACCCGGAAGAAGCATTAGTTTTACCATTATCCGTGGATACATAGTTCATAAGCTCACCAATAATTGTCCGAGAAGGAATCAGGATCTCTTCCTGCTCAATAGCATTCTTTAAAAATCCAATAATAGCCGGTTTACTTGAGGAGGTAGTCCTCCACCCAATACGGTTACCCTCTTCCTTGGATACATTAGCCATCTTTGTCTGATAATACATGTTGACATAGTTCATCTGGGTAAGTCTGTTGAGAGTAGCAATTCCCATTGAGTTCGATTCCACAGCAAGTAATGCGTTATTGTAGTAACGACCCAAATAAAACAGAAGATCGCCAAACTGACTGGGATCAATAGTGTTATTCCTGTAAACAGCACATACCTCCTTCTTTGCATTCATAACCACACATGATGAGTAGTCTTTGCTGACACCAAGGGATACATCAGCTCCTATGGCAAATGAATCTTCAAAAGTAGGATACTTAAATATTTCAATTGAACCTTGTCGGGCATCTTCCATCATACGAGATGTAAAGTTAAACTCTCTGTGGGCAAGAATAGGTTGTGGAATCAATTGAGATAACTTCTCAAGATTAAATACATTAGATCCTGAAACAAGAAAAGCTTCTTCCCATGTGGAAGGGTACTCTTGTCTGAACTTATCAACACCACTCTCTGCAATCTTAAGCCTTCTCCAGTACAATTGGTCATCATTTAATAAGTGTCTGGTGACAAGTATTTCTTCTTCAGATGTTCTTTCAAAACCATCAGGTGAGCTTCGACTGTACTCAGGCATAAGAAACCACGGAACAAAAATAGGTATATAATCATTCTCCCCGGCAATAGCGCCTAGCCACAGCCTGTGAAATTCATTACCAATGCCATTAGCCGTGGACTCAAGAATAACTTCTGTGCCGGGAGCTTCGGAGATACCCTGAAATAATCCTGAGAGAATCTTGGTGTCATGACCCCAGAATGCTACCTCTGAAAGGTGACAAATAGTGGGAGTCTGTCCTCGACCTGCTTCTGGAGCGCCTGCTGTAAAGAGCCTGTACCCGGAATCATTGTGCAGGAATTGAATCTCTTTTGCATTAGACTTTTTGAACTCTGGCCTGAAGGCTGGATCCATGTAGTCAATAATGTTACGGGACATTGTGAATAGTGCATCAGAAGTGGCTGCATCATGTGCCATGACAACTGACTTGTGAAATGGGTTAAGGTATGCTTTCCAGTAGACTCTGGATGTGGTGAATGTGGAAAGGCCCATCTGTCGTGCTTTGAGAATGATAGCTCTGACTTTACCCTGTTCCTTTAATTGTTTCTCAATAGCTGTATTTACAATATGTTGTGCTGCATTGAAGTTAAAAGGTAGGAACCCCTTGGAAGAATCCTTGGGGAGAATTTTGATCTGTTCTTTGGCAAATAGCTCGAAGTCGTTTCGATATTCATCAAGCTTGGCTCTTTTCTTCAGTTCTCTGAGTGCCTTTAGCTTTGTACCATTGTCTATGGTCATGAGTTGTTTGTCCTTGTGTCCTTATTGGTTATCTATTTACCTGATAACATTGATCGGGCTATATCTGCTGCGAACGCTGTGAAGGGGGGGTCTATCATGTATGTCCCTTCGTAATTTATTTGTGTAATTTTTTACTTTCAGCTATTTCTCTTGGAACAAAAAATTCTTTATCTTGACGTCTTGAAAATTCCTTTGCCGGGTGTCCTTCAGGTAATTTTGATATACGCATTTGTTCTGCTTCTTTTGAGGGAATTTTAACTTTATAAAGGCTTCCCCCTTTTTGAACATCATCAAGATACCATTTAGCCTCTGCTAAGTCATCAGTAAACCATCGACCTGTGGCGTCTACTGTAGCTTTATATTCTGGAGTGCTGCGCATCCACTCAGATACTTTTGGATTAGCAATACTTGGAGCTTCTGCTCTGTATAGCGTAGTCATTGGTTGTGTAGCTGCTTTTACTAATCCTATTGCTGGACGTGCAAGAGGGGCTAAGACAGCTTCAGGGTAAGAACCTTCAAGAGCTTGACGTTGTTCTAAATATTTACGGTAATCAGGATTATTCATGTCGGATTGCCTCTGTAATACGCTGGTAAATGCTTTTTCTCCGGACATGATGCTCCTTAGTTTTATAAAAAATTATAATAAATTTTCTGGGAGGAAAACTTGTTGTAATTTTCTTAGGGTGGCCCTGCCTGTGTGAGAAAGAATCAGGTGTTGTTGTTGGCTTCCCCTGTTTTCCTTGCGTGGCCCCCTTGTTTCCCTTGGGCGGTCTGCTGGTGCGGTGGTCGCTGTTCCTTCCTTGCGTCTCTCCTTTGGGTCTGCTCGCGTTTGGGTTGGTTCTTCCTTGTTCTCGTTGGGCGTCTTGCCCGGTCTTTGCGGTTCGTCCGCTTGTGAGGTGTCTTGTGGTTTCTTCTTCTGTTCTCTCTGGCGTTGCTGCGTCCTTGGTTCGCTCTTTCGCTGTTCCTGGCGCTGCTGCCGCTGCGGTTGCTGGGCCGGTTGCCTTTGCCTGTCCTCTGGTTTCGGGTTCTGGTGTTCCTGCTTTGCTTCGTGTTGGTTCTCGCGTTGTCCCGTCTTCTTCGTTCCTGCCTGTTTGTTCTGGCGTGGTTTCGTCGCTGTCGTGGGACGCTCGTCGCTTGGCTGTTGTGGCTGTGGTTGGTGGGCGCTCGTTGGTGTGCTTGGCTTCGGGGCTTGGCGGTGTTGGGTCTCCTGCTGCTGTGGCGCTGGTTGCTGCCCTTCGTGTTGCCCGTGCCTCCGGTGCGGTGGTTGACGTCTGGGGTGCTCCTGGTTCTTCCGGTCGTGTGTGCCCTGGCTACTTCTGTGGCGTGTCGTTGTAAGGTCTTTCCCGGTTGGCTCTTTTGCTGGTGCCTCCCGAGAGCGTCTTTGCGTTCTACCTTCTCGGTTATGAGAGACCATTGCAAGGGGTATGTTCCTTGCTGGAGACTGTTATGGCTAAACGCTACAACCGCATTTGTACCCTCACCAGCCGCCGTACTAACGGTAACGCTGGCCCTTGGGGCATTCAGATTGGCCACCCTTGTGGGTTCTTGGCTACGTCCCGGCACCTTTGTTCTCGTCCTGCCTTGTCTAAGGCTGTTGGAGATTTCCTTTTCTCCGATGCCTCTATGTCCGGTGACTTCGAGGATATGCTGATGATGATGACCGTGTATAAGCTCAAGGTGAGTAAGCGTGTTAAACTTCACCTCAAACAATGGGTGAAGGCTGGATGCCCTACATGGAAGAAGAACAGTGCTTTAAGCGCTGGTTTGGTTAAGCTTTACACAGGTAAGTTTGATCGTGAAGTCTCCACATACTACGATGTGCGTGATGTGAGTAGCAAGTTCTGGAATGCGGCTGACGGTGAATTACCGGTTGATTGTGATGGTGAACCCGTTATCAACTTTGATGAGACCGGTGCTCTGATTACTGTGGAGGTGAACAATGTCTAAGCTGTTCCACGTTGCCATCGGGATTGTATGGTTCTACATGGCAATGTCCTTGCTAGAGCTGTTCGAGCAGGGCAACTTTGGCCTGTTCCATGTAGCAGCGATGTTTTTGTGTGGGGGTGTAGCCTTCACACAGGTGAAGATACTGCTGGAAGAAGCAGCAGATACAATGAGGTATTAATATGTACTACGTATACAATCGCTTGACCGATAAGCTAGTCCTTAAAACTACAGAGATACGGCTGCTCAAGCTATACTCTCCATTGCTCTACGCAGTGGTGATTCTTTAAATCCACCTGAGCTCTGCTCATTAACAGAGACCTGCCACGGGTATGTACATGGCACCTTGTTCCCTAACTTAATGGAGTCCTATCATGGCTACAGCAAACAAACCTTTCGTTCCTTCCTTCAAAGTATCTGCTAAAATGGAAGTACCATTTATCACCAATAATCCTAATATGGGTGATCGTGTCAGTCAACCAACTAAGATCACTGATCTTTCTTTCAATGAGGTGACAAGGTCTATTGAGGTGACCTGCGATGATCGTCGTAAGCGTCAGTGTCGTATTGACCGTCTGGCTAATGACAAGATGGTCAAGGATCTTCAGAAGGCTCTGCAAGAAGCGTATGACAAGAAAGTATCCGTGCAGTTTGTAGCTGCAGGTGGTGCTGATGCCAACGTGTGGTTCTACCGGGTGATGTAATCAATTGCTCTTCTCGGGCATACAACGGAGAGACCATGACAGAGGGTAAGTACTCTGTCGGCCCTTCAATTCAAATCAAAAGAGAAACCAATCATGAAACAATATCTTTTATTAATGCCTCTTAAAGCATCAGACCTTAGCATAGAAAAAGAAGAGTTTGCTGAAGCAGCAGCTGAATGGGGAGCCAAACTGGTGATATCAAAAACCATAACAGGAGCTACAACTAGATTCCTGATTACTCAAACACTTGAAGCGATGGCTCAACTGTGTTCTAATTGTGACCTTGAAGGGACAGTTGTAGAGGTAACAGGAATATACGATCAGGAGATTGAAGAAGAGTAACTAAATATATTATATAATACACCTCATGAATCACTCTTTAAGGTTATCTTTATTTGTTTATTCTTTTAAAGATAAATAAATAAAAGAATTAACTTTAAAGGGTAACTACCAAGTATTACTCAGAGCCCACTAATTAAGCTCATTCATGAATACATTATATAATTATATATAGGAGTGGGGACTGGAAGATACCATCTAGACATGTTTTCCGGATTAAACCGAGTTGTAGTCCCCACTACTACAACAACATCATCTAGACTGTGCTACACTGAGCACTGGTCAAACTGTCACCTGCAAATTACCTCTCTATTAGGTACCGACTAGAATAGAAGGAACTCCGACTAAACTATCTCCTATTAGGTACCGACTAAAATAGGAGGAACTCCGACTAAATTTACTAGAAAGGATTACACTAAGCATCACTTCTCTATTAGGTACCGGCTAGAATTACTGGTCAATTGTCATCCAAATGATGTTTGGGCGACAATTAGGCGGTAACTGTCACAAAAAATGACAGTTGGTAGTCGCTTTTTGTGTGTGCTTGTCGTGAATGAGCAATTACCAATCGCAACTACACCAAGCACCACTCCAAGCTACACCAAGCACCACCCACAATGCCACAACTACACTCCAAAGGTAACACATGAAATACGTATTCCAAGACAAAACCACCCAAGTACTGTCTCCAATAGCTGGCAGTGTATTCCTACCTAACCATGCTGAAATTGAATACTCATTCTCAGCATCAAGGATATATACCACCCTAAATATCGATGGCTGCTGCTTCTCAAATGCTGAAATCGATGATCTAAAAGAATTACTGACTGCCCTTCAAACACAACTAGTAACAGAACATCCATGAAATCATCTGAAATACTAACAGCAGTAAAACCACTATTATGGGATGGTAAACAACCTAATCGCGAAATAGAAAAAAGATTTATATGCTATGCCGTAAAAACAGTATGCTATGATAACCCTCTGCTATATGAAAAACAACAAATCATATTAGAACACATCACAACATTACTGGAAGGACACTACGTATTTGAACAATGGTTACGATCAAGAGGAATTAAAAAACCAGATAACAACCCAAAACTGATGAAAACAAGACAAAGGTGGGTCAATGATATGATCAAATATTTCAAATCAAAAGGTGACTAATATGTTATACACACTGGTACTCTACATGATTCTTCAACTAGGCCCAAACGCAGCAATAATGACAACAGCCTACATTCCTGATATTCCCTCAGAAGAATACTGTGAATACCTTGGTACACTATTCGAGTCAGAACATCGCTGCATACCTTCAAAAAGTCTCAACCTAAACAACATCTAATATGTCCAAAATAATCATATCAACACAAATATATGAAAACTATGCGGCACATGACTGGGATGGTGTCAACCCAAAAGTATG